AACGCACACAAAACATTAGCAGGGATATTGCAGAACGGTGAGGCTTGCTTGATGAAGCACAGTCTACTCAAGTGGCACGACAAAGCTAGACAGGAAGGGATAAATTTTAAGATGGTTGGTTTCATCCACGATGAATACCAAGTAGAAGTAATAGGAACAGAGGAGGAAGCCAAAAGGTTAGGACAGATACAAGCAGATTGCATGTTAGAAACTGGTCAGGAATTAGGATTTAAAATACCTACTCCAGGATCATATGACATAGGAAAAAACTGGGCTGAAACCCATTGACAACTACAGTAAAAACAATTAGATACAACAACAGTAAAAGAAAAGGAGGGCAATATGCCATCAACACAAATTGATATTAAAGGTACACTCGAATGGGCAAAAGTATTTGAGTCCAACAGAGATCAAGCAGAGTGGAATACCGATACTAACGGTGAGTACAAAGTTACTGTAACCACCGACAAGAAGACAGCAGATGCTTTGAAGAAAGCAGGATGTCAAAAAAAGATGGAGGAAGTAGATGGTGGGGTTCGACTCACTGTGTCACGTCCTCACACTGGCGCTGAAGACTGGATGGGTGGTGAGCCTGTCGTTGCTGATATTTCAGGTAAGGCTTGGAATCTAGATGATAAAGGTCTTATTGGTAACGGAAGCAAAGGTATTGTCAAAGTTGAAGTGTATCGTACAAAGAAAGGTCTTGTAGGCACACGCCTTATGGGTCTTCAAGTTCTTGATCATGTGACCTACAATCCAGAGGAATCACCCTCTGAAATGTTTGCAGATCACAGTAAGAGTTCTGGTGGTAAGTCTTCCTCCCAAAAAGAACCACAGGACTCAGTACCCTTCTAGGTTTTAGTTCCTTTTTACCCTAGAAGATTAAGCCCCCATCTTTTTCGTTCATTTTTAGGTGGGGGCTATTACAAAAAAAGGATATACAATGCCCACAATAGACACCCTCGTTAAAGATATGGAAGATACCATCCTTGGATTAAAAGGGTGGGATCACATCGTTGGTTTAAAGATGGGTGACTCCATTGCCAAGACAGCATTCCAAAGATTCAGTGAACCACAGAAACCTCGTAAGTATCTATCCTTTTCCAGTATAGGAAGTCCTTGTCAAAGAAAACTTTGGTACAAGATAAATGATACTGAGGCTGCAAAGCCTTTGTCTGCAGCAGACTTACTGAAGTTTTTTTATGGAGACATGATAGAAGAATTGGTTCTGTCTATCGTCAAAGTCTCTGGTCACGAGGTGACAGGTGAACAAGACCGCATGTACATTGGAAGTATGGCAGGTCACAGAGATGCAGTGATTGACGGTATGACAGTCGATGTTAAGTCTGCCTCTCCTTATTCGTTCAAGAAGTTTGCAGAGGGTAACTTACGTGAAGATGATCCCTTCGGATACATTAGTCAGTTGAGTTCTTATGTTTATGCTGCAAAGGATGATCCTCTTGTAACAAACAAAACGCATGGGGCTTTTCTTGTTGTAGATAAAGTTAACGGAACAATATGCCTGGATGTCTATGACTTCTCAAAAGAGTTAGAACAAAAAGAAAAAGAAATAAAAACTGCAAAGAAAATGGTTAAGGGTAAAATACCTGACCGTCCTTTCAAACCTGTTCCTGTTTCTGAATCAAGTCCTAATACAAAACTACCAAAGACTTGTACCTTCTGTGATTTTAAAAAGAAGTGTTGGCCTGAAGCCAGGAAGTTTGTCTACAGTAATTATGATTCTTACTTAATAGATGTGGTTAAGAAACCAAACGTGCCAGAGGATCTTACCTACAATGAGCAAAAAGAAGTTTAACGCAGCAGCACTTAGGGCAGGGTATCGTTCTGGTTTTGAGGATGAAACAGCCAAGTATCTAAAAGAAAAAGGTGTAAAGTTTACCTACGAGAAAGAGCGTATAGAGTGGCTAGATATTAGGACTCGTCACTACACACCTGATTTTATTTTAGAGAATGGTATTGTCATAGAAACCAAAGGACGTTTTGTATCTAACGATAGACGCAAACATGTCGAGATAAAAAAACAATACCCAGACTTAGACTTACGTTTTGTATTTCAGAATAGCAAAGCCAAGTTATACAAAGGAGCTAAGTCTTGCTACGGTGACTGGTGTAAACGTCATGGTTTTAAATACGCAGATAAAGTAATTCCTGATGAATGGCTAGAAGAATAATCTTGACGTGTTTAATTTAATTCTTATAACTTGGAGATTCCTGTGTTGTTTGAAATAACAATGCTAGTTAATTTAGATCCTGATGCTAACTTTATAGCTTCGGATAAAGACGGTGCAAAGATAGGACTTGAACAAGTCGTGTCGGATGCAGTGTATGATATTGATGATGTTGAAATAGTAGAAATAGATGTAAAGGAAAAATGATGCTAACACGACAAGACTTAGAAGACATGGGATACTTTGAGGCTTTTGATGAGGTTAAAGAAATCAACCTGTCTGATTATGCAGAGTGGGTTGAGAATAAAATTGTAACCACTGGTGACAAAAGAATATTAGAAAACACTATGGGTTTTATTGGGGAGACTGGTGAGTTCTTTGAGAAGATAAAGAAACACGTAAGAGACAAGACACCACTGGACAAAGAGGGTGTCACACTTGAAGCAGGTGATGTTCTCTTTTATTATGTAGCCCTGTTAAATGTGTTAGATATAAAATTAAAAGACGTTCTAAAAAAGAATATGCAGAAGCTAGATAGCAGAGAAAAAAGAGATAAAATAAAAGGATCGGGAGATTATAGATGAACAACTACTTACCAACGGACTATCAATCATTTATTCATACATCACGCTACGCCAAGTACTTTGATGGTAAGGGCAGAGAGTCCTGGCCTGAAACAGTAGGGAGATATGTTGAGAATGTAGTTAGACCAGTCGTAGACACAGAGACAGCTAACGAAATAGAACAAGGAATACTAAGCCTGGAAGTTATGCCTAGCATGAGAGCCATGATGACAGCAGGTATAGCTTTAGACAGAGACAACACAGCAGGATATAACTGTAGCTACTTACCTGTAGATGATCCAAAGTCCTTCGATGAGGCTATGTTCATCCTCCTCTGTGGCACTGGTGTCGGATTCAGTGTCGAGAGGCAGTTCATTAGCAAGCTTCCCGAAATCCCTAAACTCTTCGAGAGTGATACTACCATTGTGGTAAAGGACAGCAAGGAAGGGTGGGCTAAAGCGTTTAGGCAACTACTGGTACTCCTTTGGGCAGGTGAGATTCCATTGTGGGATGTAAGCAGGGTTAGACCTGCAGGTGCGAGACTCAAAACATTTGGTGGTAGAGCCTCTGGCCCTGCTCCTCTTGTGGATCTGTTTAACTTCGCAGTTAAGATGTTTAAAGAAGCAGAGGGGCGTAAGTTATCCTCAATAGAGTGTCACGATCTAATGTGTAAGATCGGAGAGATAGTAGTTGTAGGTGGTGTCAGACGCAGCGCCATGATCTCTCTATCTAATTTATCAGATGACCGTATGCGTCACGCTAAGTCTGGTAACTGGTGGGATAACGAACCCCAACGTGCCTTGGCTAACAACAGCGTAGCATATACAGAGAAACCAGATAGTCTGTCCTTCATGCGTGAATGGATGGCACTAGTAGAATCAGGGAGTGGTGAACGTGGTATCTTTAACAGGGAAGCATCTAAAAAACAGGCTGCAAAAAATGGCAGACGTGATTCGGACTACGACTTTGGAACTAATCCATGCAGTGAAATTATTCTTAGACCGTATCAGTTCTGTAATCTTACGGAAGTTGTGGTACGAGCCACAGATACGGTGGATGACTTGGCTAGAAAAGTCAGACTCGCCACAATACTTGGGACGATCCAAAGCACGTACACGAAATTTCCATACCTGCGAAAAGTGTGGACAACGAATACTGAAGAAGAACGTTTGTTGGGTGTGTCACTAACTGGTATTATGGACAACCCATTAATGACTACAAAAAATAAAGGACTGGATAAAACACTTGAAAATTTACGTAATGTTGCTGTTGTTACTAATGCTGAGTGGGCTGATCGTCTTGGTATTCCACAGTCAGCAGCTATCACTTGTGTTAAACCATCAGGCACAGTCTCACAGTTGGTTGACTCTGCCTCTGGAATCCATGCACGTCATTCACCTTATTACATTAGAACCGTTAGAGGAGATAACAAAGACCCTCTTACCACCTTCATGAAGGACCAAGGTATTCCTAGTGAGCCTGATGTATTTAAACCAGATCAGACAACAGTGTTCTCGTTTCCTGTAAAAGCCCCTAACAAGGCTGTGGTTACGTCTGATCTATCTGCTGTTGATCAACTTAACATGTGGTTGATGTATCAGAGAAACTGGTGTGAGCATAAACCATCTGTGACTATCAACGTCAAGAAGGATGAGTGGTTTGAGGTTGGGTCATTTGTGTATGAACACTTCGATGAAATGTCTGGTGTGTCTTTCCTACCTTACAATGAACACACTTATCAACAAGCTCCGTATCAGGAGATAGATAAAGAAGAATATAAAAATCTTTTATCTACTATGCCAAAAAGTATTGACTGGTCTAGACTCAGCGAGTATGAAAAAGAAGACACTACTAGTTCGAGTCAAACATTTGCTTGCACTGGTGATGTCTGCGAGGTGGTAGACATAGGGGCATAGCCAATGGCGAAAAGAAACTCTTCCTCAATTAGAGAGGGAACAGTAGCAGAAAAAGAATTTATAAAGTTACGTGGAAATAACTTTGTTAGACATGCTACAAGGGATGAAGACATCTTTGAACACTGGGATGTTTTGGACAAAGAGTTTGGTAAGGTTGATGTTAAAGCAGCTAAACGATTTGAAAGAAGAGGACCAGTAGACTACACAATCTGGTGGGAGTTACGTACAGTCAAACGTCCTCCCGACTGGAAACCCACTAAGGGATGGGGAGTGCCAAACGGAATAGACAGATTCGTTGCGGTACGAGCCAAGGAAGCTTTCTACTTACTAGATCCTTCTGATATAATAGATGATCTAAGAAAGAGATGCACCGATTATTTTAAAGGAGAGTTTGGTCTTCTTACTAGACCAGGAAGAGGTGACTTGGTTACTATACTTCCTCTAGACTACGTGATAGAAAATAGTAGACATACCGTTGAGGTAAGTTAGGAGTTGATATGAAGTGTAAGAACTGCGGCTTTCTATTAGATGACGATGGTCACTGTGGAGAGTGCGAGAAATACTCTATATCAGATATAATAGACTTAGCAGGAAGGAAAGAGATGAGTTCTAAATTTAATCCAGTTGATAGACCCTTTCATTATAATCATGCAGACGATGGCATAGAGTGTATCGACTACATAAAACAAGTGTTAGGTCTTGATGGCTTTATAGATTACTGTCATGGCAACGTAATCAAGTATCAACACCGTCACAAATATAAAACTAATCCTGTAGAAGATATGGAGAAAGCACAGTGGTATCTTGCCAGGATGTTAGAGTCGTTAAAAGAAAAACATAAATGACTAACAAAGATAATAAAAAAACCCTTGAGCAGGAAGCCCAAGAGTTTGTGTCAAAGAAAGACACCACTCAGATAAAGGTGGAGACTGACGATTTTTTTGCAGGTCATGCCTTGTCAGGACTCCTTGCCTCTGGTAAGTATGTCAGGTCTGAGGAGATAGTTGAAGAAGCATTCTCTTACTCAGACAAAATGATAAAGTACAAAAAAACTAAAAAGAAATAACAAACTAAAAAACCCCCAGTTAATTTCTGGGGGTTTCTTTTTAGTCATACGGTTCGTTCTCTCGTATGTTTGGAACTATAGCTAGAAGTTTCATTCTTCTTGTTAGTTCATCTGATATAGTTTCAGACTCAGACAAGTACTCATCTGCTGTTTTAAACCCAAGGGTTTGTGCAGCAGTGTCTAGATTTTGTTTACCCTCTTTACCCTTAGAGTAAATTATGTAGTTATTTCTAATATAGCCTCTAGCTTTTATCTTATTC